AATAATTTTGAAAGTGTTTATACTAAAGTTAGACCTATTGATATTCAAAGAGAAAATTTTACTAATTTAAATGTTTGTAAATCTCCTTATAATGGCATGAGTTATATTCATGCTGATAGTAGTCCTAAACCTATTCCTTTTAGGATGGTTCCATATATTGCTCTTGCTAGAATATATCATTATCAAATAGAACGTGCTATTAATAAATGGAAATCTATTTTAATTATTCCTCAAAGTGCTCTTAGTGATGATCCTGAAATGTCTACAGAGGAACGTCTTGCTAATATGAATGCTGAAAGTACTTTAGTTATTAATGATGCAACTACTAATGTGAATGCCTTGCAAGCAATGAAGGAAGTGGCTACTACGGCAACGTACAATTATATTAATACATTGTCCGGCTTATTAGATAAACTCAAACTAGATGCCTGGGAAGTGGCAAATATGACACCCAGCAGAATGGGGAATCAGGCAGCTTATCAAGGAAAGTCTGTTACTGAACAAAGTCTTGCTCAATCTTCTATTAGTGGTAATTGGTCACTTGAAATGTTTAATCTATTTCGTAGTAGTGATTATCTAGCTAATTATGATTATAGTAAAATAGCTTGGGCTAATGGTAAGCAAGGTAGTTATGTAGATGAATCAACTAATGAAAGTAAATATATTGAAGTTGATCCTTTAGAACATTTTGCACTTAACATTGGTATTAATGTTGGTAATAGTAGATTGCTTGATGAAAAACTTAAAGCTATGAAAGATGTAGCTTTTAGTGCTTCTCAAAATGGAGATGTTGAATTAGCTACAGAAGCTATTATGAATGATAATCTTCAAGTACTTAAATCTAAAGTTGAAGATGCTGCTAAAGCTAAGAAAGTTTATGAACAACAAATGGAACTTTCTAAACAACAATCTGCTCAACAAATTGAAGCAATGAAACAACAAGGTATTAAAGATACTAGAGATTTTGAAATTCAAAAAATTCAATTAGAAAATGACGGTAAAAAAGAATTAGAACTTATTAAACAAGAAGGTCTATTACTTGTTTGGGAACAACGTTTAAAAGTTGATACTAATGGTAATGGTTATATTGATGAAAATGAAACTTATGGTGAAGCTATTAATAGGAATCAACAACAACAAGAAGTTCTTTCTTTAGCTCGTGCTAAATTTGAATTTGAGAAAAAGAAACATGCAGATAATCTTGCACAGAAGAAACCATCAAGTAATAAGTAATACTTAAATACATACATATAATAATTGTATATGTATAAAACTATAACTATTTTTACATTATAAACTTATACTAAAGTAAAATGTTATGAAATTCAATTATTTTAATAATCCTAAATGTGAAGAAGCTAATCCTGATAATGGTAATGGTGGTAGTGATATAATAATAGAAGGTTTAACTCCAATTAAAACTGAAGGCGTTAAACCTACAATACCTATTATAAATCCTATTGAAACTCCTCCTGCTCCAGAAAATATACCAACTCCTAATCAAACTCCTGAACCAACTCCTTCTAATGGCACTAGTGGAACTGTAGTTCAAATTGAAGATGGTAATGGTATTTCTGATTATATTCTTGATGTTGATGGTAATGCTACTAAAGATGGAGTCATTGTTTATACAGCTGAACAGATAGCTACTAGTTCAACTGAAGATGATAAAACTCCTATTGTTGATGATATACATCAACTAATTTCACAAGTATCGGGAATTGATCTTTTAGATGATGCCGGTCAACCAGTTTTATTTAAAGATGGTGTTGAAGGTTTAGCTGAAAGAGAAGTTTACGTAAAAAACAAATTTTATCAACAAGGACAAGCTGAGGCTATTGATAGTTTATTTGGTGATAATCCTGACTTAGCAGAAATGTATTCATATAAATCTAAACATGGTAGTTTAGAAGGTTATGTTAAACAGACAGATTATAATTCAATTACTATTAATGAAACAACTACTCCTGATGTTTTAAAAACAATTCTTAGAGATCATTATGAAGCAATTGGTAATGATTCTAAAACTATTGATAGACTTATTAAACTTTCTGAGAATGATGAAACTTTAAGAGTTGATGCTCTTGAGGCTTTAGAAGAACTTAAGACTAATAAAGCTATAAAAGATAAAGAAACATTACTTATTCAAAAAGAATCTCAACGTCAACAACAACAAGTTATAAATAATTATTATGGTGCTGCTGTTGATAATAAAGGACAACTTATTGATTTAGGTGTTAAAGATTCTTTATATGATAAAATTATTAAAACTGGTCAAATAGGAAATCTATTACTTCCTAAAGAAGGTTTAAAAGTAGAGGTTAATGGTAAACCTACTCGTGTTACACGACAAGATTTATTTGCATACTTCTATAATGATATAGAAACAAATAACGGTTATAAGACACAAGCACAAATTGATGAAGATAATAGATTAGCTGATACTAATCAATTTCTTATTCAAGGTATTAAGAATATTACTGGTGGAGATATTTCTTCATTAGAACAAACTCTTACTAATGTTATACGTCTTAAAAATGCTAAGTCTATTATTAAAATGACTAATGGTAAACCTGTTTCATCTAAACCTGCAACTAATATAGAAGAGCAAGTTCGTAAAGGTACTGCTCAAATTATAATCAAATAAAGTAATAATATTATTACTTTTTATAACAATTAAAAACTTACAACAATGAGGGAAATTGGAAGTGTACAGTATGATTCATCAACGTATAATGATGAAAATACTCTTTTGAATTTTAAATTAATGAATGCTCCTACTCTTAATCAAGCATTCACACATCTTTGGGGACATGATAGTGATAAGTTTCCTTTACTTACTATGACAGAAGGTCAGATGGGACAGATTAATAAACGTCCTTTAAATGGTGCTGATACACAGTATAAATGGAAAATTATAGGTCGTGAAAAACTTACATCTCCAATTAAACGATTAGTTACAACTGCTGTTAATGGATTAGTTGGTTCAAATGGTGGAGCAATTATTGTAGAAATGCAAGATAATTGGTTTCCATATCAATATGGTGCTGTTGCTCCTGATGGTCGTTCATTAGTTCGTGTACAAACGGAAGGTGTTCCTACTGGTCGTGGTACTTATCAATATACTTTTGTATCACAAACGGGTGTAGGTATTGATGTTGCTAATTTTGCTGCTGGTAAATTTTGGGCATTACAAGCTCCTACAATTGCTGCTAGTAAATCTGATGGTACTCGTGATAATAAATCTTCATTTAATGAAGCTACTAATCAGTTTGGTTTTCATCGTTTTTCTCAGAATATTGCAGGTAACATCTCTAATAAAGTATTGGATATAGAATTTGATATTAAAGATGAAAATGGCACTATTCACAAATATAACAAGTGGATACCTTATCAGATGAAGAAATGGGAACTTCAACGTAAACAACTGTTAGAAGAAGATTTATGGCGTTCTCGTTATAATCGTGATATTAATGGTAATGTTACTTTGAAAGATCCTCAATCAAATGAACCTATTCCACGTGGTGCAGGAGTTTTCGAACAGTTAGAAGCTGCTGGTAATGATTTTAGTTATTCTAACTTTACTCGTTCATTACTTGATATGATTCATGATCATGTTAATAGTAATCGTATTGGTGATTCTAAAGGTGAAAAAGTACTTTATTGTGGTAAAGGATTTGCTCGTGAATTTAGTAAATCATTAGAACGTGATTCTAAATTTAATAACTATTTTCAATCTCTTGGAGATAAAGTTATTGGTAATGGAACTGATGGTTATCTTTCTTATGGTGCTTATTTTAATCGTTACAAACTTTTAGATGGTACTATATTTACTGTCAAAGTGGTTAATATGTTTGATGAAGGTTCTGTTGCTGAATTACAGAAAAAGAATGGTGATACTATTGATGGTTTACCATATGATTCATATACTGCTGTATGTCTTGATCACTCACTCGTTGCTAATGATGACTTTGGTGATTCTCGTAATATTCAAATGGTTTACGAACAAGGTCGTGAATTTAAGATGGGTATATATAAAGGTATGGCTGAACTACCTGCTGAATGGGGTGCTAGTCAAGGTAATATCTTAAGTGATACTAAGGATGTTGCATCTTATGAAGTTATTACTTCACAGGGTATTAATATCTTGAATGCTACTACATCTTTCATTATGCGTAGAGCTTAATATAAATCAACTATTTAAAGTACTAATAAACTAAATGTTGCTGAAATGATTACACTTAAAAAAACAATAACAATCAAATATAAACTTGCAGGAAGTATATTTGAATCTATAAATAAACTTGCTTATAATACTCAAGTAAGAAGTCTTGGAACTACTAAAACTATAGTTAATAAATTATTATCTAATCCAACTTTACTAGATGAAGTACTACCTATTATTATTGGAAACAATAATAAGAATAGTGAATGGGAACATGAAAAACTAGATTGGGTATCTTCTATTCAAATTCCTATTAGTTCTAGTGGATTGATACTTGATTTAAATTCTATATTTGATGTAGGTAATCCTGATCGTAAAGAACGTATTGCTAAGTATATTAAAGATTATAAAGTAGATAAAGATATTACAGAAGAAAATCTTGCTCAACATATTTTAAAAAATAAAGAAATTGATCCTACAGATTATCACATGTATTTTAGATATACTAATGCTCGTGATTTTTTATATTGGTTAGTTGCTATTAATTCTGCTCAAGTTGCTAATAAACCGGAAGATGCGGATAAATCTCCTAATATAAGATTTTTCTTATATGATGAAAAAATTGCTAGAACTAGACTTTTGGCAAATGCAGATGCTCAATCTAAGGCTGTTAACAAACTGATTGCTTTACGTGCTAAAGACAATGGTGAAGATATTCTTAAGAATATTGCTATTCTACAGAATATTATTCCTTTTGAAGATGTTATGGATATGTCTAAAGAAGATATATATCTTGAATTATTTAGTTATGCTAATAATCATTCAAGTGATTTTTTAGAAATAGCTGAGAATAAAGAACTTGAACTTCAAGCAACTATTAAAAAGTATATTGAACTAAATGTTTTAAGTGTTAATATTGATAATGCTATTGTAGATTCTAGTAATACTGAAATAATTGTTGGTAAAACTATGGATGGTGCAATTCTTTATTTTAAAAATCCTATAAACAAAGGGGAAGTTACTAAATTTGAAAGTAAATATAAATCATTAAAGAAATAATAAAATGTATAGTAGTGTAGCATCATTACATATAGCTTTAGATGCTAGGATACAACAACAAAATAGTAATCGTAAAACTGCTATATTTCCACAACAGTATGATATGGTGTTGAATGATGCTATACAAACTGTATTGAAACTTAGATTATCTACTAGACTTAATCCTATTAAAATAGGTTTTGAAGAGTCTACTAATAATTATGATAGTGTTAAATCTTTAAAACGTACTTGTAATCCTACTTGTTATTATGATAGTGTAACTCAAAGATATTACTTTGAGTTACCATCAAATTATTATATGTATGCTAGTTTAATTGCTAAAATTAATTATAATAATACTAATAAAACTATAACTACTAAAGATGAAAGTATAAATTTATCAATACTTAATTTTGATAATTTTATAACTCCTACTAAAGTAGTTTCTGATTTAAAATATACAACTAGTGATAATAAAATTATTGTTCCGAGGAATATATATAAAGTTGGAATTAGTACTAAATCTTCTTTTTATTATTTTAATTTAATAAAAGATTATTTTAAGAATGAAAAAGATATTGATTGTTATTATGAAAATTATAATGATAAATATTATCCTAATAGTTTAATCTTTAAAAATAAAAATAATAATATACCTATAAATGTTATTTTAAGTGATACAATATTAGATACTATAACTTATACTGAAGAAACTATTATTAATAAAGTAATTGATATCACCAAAACTCCTATAGTAGAATATACTGATATGGGTTATAAAAAAATAGATTTGGTATCTTCTATGAATAATGCTAATGACACTAATGATTATTATGCTAAAACAAATAATCATTTAAATCCTAAGTTTATTATGGAAAATGGTAAGATATTTCTTACTACTGATTCTAAATTTTATTATAGTGATATTAGATTAGAATATATTAAACAACCTAGAATTATTGATAGTACTATTGGTCAAATGACTGATATGGAAATTACTGATGATATTCTTGATATAGCCACTAAACTACTTATGGCAACTCTTAATATTAGAGATCCTTATGCAGAACAAGCAGCTCAACAAAATCAACAACGTCAACAAAATCAACAATTAAATAATTAAACAAATAAAATAAATATTTATGAGAACAATGATGATTGCTAATACTCTTGTTGCTGATGGTAATCCTACAGCAAAAGGAGCGATTGGACTTAAAGATGCTGCAGGGAATCCTAGTAATTTTATTACTAGTCCAGCTAATAGTAATCCTAATGGATTATTTCAATTAGTTAATTCTTTAGGTAATGGATCTGTAAAAACATTTACTATTAATCCTAATAACTTTAATTTTCATTCACAACTAAGTGGTTATACTGCTGATATAGTTCCTACTCAAAGTATTATATATCCTACAGGTAATGTACGTACTGATTCTTTTGGAATGCAATTTGAAGGTGGTATTGTTGTAAAAAAACTTGATACTAACAAGAATGTTTGGAATACTACTAAAATTCTTAATGTAGAAGTTATTGGTACTGCGGGTGTAGTTTTAGCAACTGATGTAGTAGCTGCATTTAAAGCTGCAATGCTTACTTTAATTTCTACTACTGATATGAAGTTGCCTATTAAAAGTGTAGTTCATACAGCAGGCACTAGTTCTGTATATACTTTGAATGATAACAATTGGTTTATTCAACTTACTGGTGATTTACGTTCATTTCTTTTTCCTAAAGTAAATGGCGAATCATATATTAATACAGGTGCCGAAGCAGTTCTATTTGAAAAAGAATTAGCAACTAATAGTGGATATAATAATACACTTGATAAATTTGAAGGTGCATATGCGGATTCAAATTTTATTGCTGATCCTGCTGCTGTATATGATATTATAACTATAAGTACTAGAGCAGTTGCTCAACGTCCATTGCTTCCTAATGCTGCTGGTTTTGATAAAACATTACATATTTATGTTCCTCATACAGCACAAACAGCCGTATATGATGTTATTGTTAAATATCTTACTTTTCTTAAAAATTCTAATGGTGCAGCTGTAGTAGTTGTATAATATATAATTAAAAAGTATCTAGTTGAAATATACTAGATACTTTTTATGTTTTATTAAATATACACTTTTAATTTAAATAATATAATATACTTTTTAATTATGGATGTAATGAATAACATAATTTTAAAAGATATAAGTTTACTTATTATAACTAATCTTTTTACTCTCACAACTATTTGGTTTAGAGAATATTGGATTAAAAAACAACTTTCTAAAACTATTCTTTCACCTATTGACAGAAGTGATTTATTTATTAAACTTACACAAATATGTGGACAAATAAGAGAAGATCTTAAAGCTAATGGTGTTTATATTGCTTATTTTCATAATGGAGATCATTTTAAAAATGGAATGTCTATTGATAAATTTACTGTTGTAGCTGAAGATTATGATAATAAAATTAAAGGTGGATACATTGGAAAATATCAAATGATAACTATTAATTATATAAATTATTTATATCATAGACTTCTTACTGATGGAAGATGTTATAAAGAAGATATTGGTGAATTAGATATGATTGATAGTAACTATAAAGAAGATTTAATTAAACGTAAGGTTTATTCTAGTTATTCTTTTTTAATTAAAGATGATGATGAAAAACCTGTTGGATTTATAAGTCTTGAATATCTTAAAGAATTTGATTTTAAAAGAGAATACGAATCTTATATTTGGAAACATCAATTAAGTACTTCTAAAAGTATTAAAAATATAATTAAAAAATAGAAAATATGCCAACTACAGATCTTGCATATGTTAATATAGGTACTCTTCCCAATAATACTTTTCCTAAGGATAATGGTAGAACTTATATTTATAAAAGAAATAATGGACATGTATATGTTTATTATAATTATACTGAAACATTAATAGGTAATGATGGATTAATAGCTAGTGTACCTATATTCGATAATATTCCTAAAGAAGAATATCCTGTACATACACCTGATGCAGGACATTTATTTTTATATTTTAAAGATGGTATTCTTAGAGCTTATGACAAAGATCTTAAAGATCAACCTATAATTATTGGTAATGATACTTTAGATACTAAAGTTGATATAGTTCCAGGTAGATCTTTAGTTTCAGATACAGAAATTATTAAATTATCTAAACAAAGTGGTATTAATACAGGAGATCAAGATATAAGTCATTTAGCTACTAAAACTGAAATAAATGATTTAGCTACTAAAAATGAACTTATAGGTATTGCAAGTGGACATTTAGGAACTATTAAATCTAGTGATCCAGCACCTACTCCTGGAAAAAATGGTGAATATACATTTTCGACAGAAGGATCTGTATCATGGTTACCAAATACACCTTTTGTATCTATTCAAGATAAAGCATCTGTAGTATTTAATGATCCTATTTATATTTATAGTTTAATTCCTCAATCTGATAAACTTACTAATACTGTAGGTTCAGTTAAAGAAAATAATATATCTATTCCTGTATTAGATAAAATTAATTATTCGAATACTATTCAACCTTCTACAATTATATTATCTGAACATAATACTAGTATAGGTACTAATGATACTCGTTGGAATAATGATCCATTTTTAATATCTGGAAAATTAACTAAAATACAAATTAATAATCCTAGTACACGTTCAGGAACTGCTAAAATAAAAATACTTAGTACAACCACATTTTTTTATTACACAGTAGAACAAGAATTTATTGTTGATGTAGTTCCTGGAATTAATACTTATACAATTAATAATTTTGGAGATATTGATGTTATAGAAGGTCAATATATGGCAATGCATTGTGATTATGTATTATATGGT